TGATACAAATCCAAAAAATACTTATAGAGGACAAGTATTGGGTGCCCATGTTGGTAGAAGAGGACCTAGGGGAGAACACGGTAAGGTTGAAAAGAATAGACCAGACACATATTTTATCCAACAGCCTGATAGATGGCTTACTACTACTGGTGCCGGTGGAGAAGCTCCAAGGCAGAGAGCTAAAAATATTCTTAAGGAAACTAATTACGATACTACAAGTGAATATTATGGTACTGGAGGAGAAACACAGGCTGCTGGTGGTACTTATCAAAAAGGTGTATATCAAGACCCAACCAAACAACAACTTAAGGGTTATGATTTAGGTGGTGCTCACGCCCCTGATAATAATGGAGTTACAGATAAAGATTATGGTAAAGATGGTTATAAATCATTACCAAACAATCGTGCTTTTACTGGTGAGAACCAAACAATGGGTAATGCGTTTAATAGTGCTCTTACAGCATTAACTACTCCAGTATTAGATATGTTAAGACCAACAAGGAAACAAAATGTAATAGGCAATATGAGACCTGTGGGTAATGCTAGGGGTCGTGGGGGTGTTAATAATCCAACCGTTTGGAACCCAGCTAATAAACTTAAAACAACTATTAAAGAACAAACAATTGATAATAAATATATTGGAATGCGAAATCGCGATCACGGAGGTTCTTCCAGTGCGTATACAACTAATGAACATCAACCAGTTAATCAACAAAGGGATACAACTAATTGCCATTTCACACCAAATGCGGGTGCTACAGCGGGAACAACAAAAAGTCAAATTTATAATAATTTTAGAAATGCGACTTTAAATCCCAATAAACAAGTTCTTTCAAAAGTTGATAGATATAATATTGGTAATGGTAAATTACATAATTCTAATATTAATGTAACTAATTTAAGAAATAAAGCAACTAATCTGGCTCCAGTTCATAGACAAGGGCCTACTTATGGTGCGGGTGCGTCTATGATAGGTAGAGATTCATCTAGGCATTTAAGAGAAACCGCTTTACAATGTGGTAGGAATGATGGAACAAATTTAGCACCATTTCATCAAAATCCATATACGCATTCTCTGAGTTCCGCCGTATAAATATTTATTAATAATAATAATTAAAAACAAAACATTATTATTATTTATTATGGATATTCATACGGATATTATAAAAAAATTACAATTTTTTATTGAGACAAAAAAAATTCCACATATAATTTTTCACGGGCCTAATGGTAATGGAAAACATACTATTTTACATAAATTTATTGATATGATTTATTATAATAATAAAGAACACATAAAAGAATATGTAATGTATGTTAATTGTGCTCATGGTAAAGGTATTAGATTTATTAGAGATGAATTAAAATTCTTCGCAAAAACTAATATACAGAATCATAATGGTTTATTATTTAAAAGTATTGTATTATTTAACGCGTGCAAATTAACTACCGATGCACAATCAGCATTAAGAAGGTGTATTGAGCAATTTAGTCACACAACCAGATTTTTTATTGTTGTTCAAAACACTAATCAATTATTAAAACCAATATTATCACGATTTTGCAATATTTTCATACCTCATCCAATTATAGATAAAAAAAGGATTAGCTTGCATAAGTATAAAAATTCTATTGATAATATACCATATTTCACTAAAAAATATAACTGGTTAAAAAAAACTATTTTAGACAAAAAACATTATGATTCTAATATCAAATGCTTTAAATTATCAGAAACATTATATAATAAAGGATATGCTGCTCTTGATATTATCAATGTTATTAATAACATAAACAATAAAAAATTATTTGATAGTAAAGAAAAATATAAATATTTAATATTTTTTGATAAAATTAGAAAAGAATTTAGAAATGAAAAACTACTGATATCTTTATTACTACATTTTATTTTAATGCGGAAAAAACTTAATTTAGAAAATATATTAACAATGTAAATGGATGATTATAATGTGAGTGTTCTCTCCGAAGCAAAAAATGAATATTCATTAAGATTGGTTTCAATCTTATGCCCACTATTCATTGAAGGAGTTAAATCTATTTTTAATGAAGCAATGTCCCTTTGTGAAGAAAATTCTGAAGAAGACAAATATTTGATGACTTTTCAAAATTTTCTTACTCGCGTACCAAAATGGAATAATACTATTGTTAATGAAGAAACTCAAAGAATACTTCGTAAAAGTGAATGCCCTTACTTAGAAGATTTATTAACATGCGTTCATATCACCCAATTAAAAATTCTAACCAGTATTCGCGTCTCAACTAAGCAGAAAAAGTTAGACGTTGATATCCCCAAATTGAGTGAATTTATTCATAAATGTTATATCTGCTTTGCTAGAAAACTTTATCAAAATGTTTATTTATTTGAAAAACAAAAAATACCCCTTCAATATCAAAAAAATCTTAGAGAAACTGAACTTATTTGTAAAGAATGTATTTTAGAAGTAATAAGAGATAGTATGCCCGTTGATAAAATTCTTAGGGCTTATATTGATGAAACCGTTGATGAAGAAGTGGTTGAAGAAACTGTTGAAGAAACTTTAACCCCAGAAGAAGCCGCAAAAAGAGAAGAAGAAGAAGCTAAAAGAGCCGCCGAAAATGAATCTCAAAAGAAGAAAGAAGAAGAAGAAACTAGCGTTGAAAAAGTGGAACTTGTTGCTACGACTTCTCTCCCAGGTGAAAATCCAAAAGAAGAAGAACCAAAAGAAGAATTAAAAATCAATATTGATACTGAAACGTTGTCTTTAGATGATAAATTACCTGAAAAAAACGATAGCATTTTACCTTTAGATGATATTATACTTGATATGCCATTAGAAGACCCCATTGATAACAAAAAAGGAGGTTTAAGTTTTAATGATAATGACCAAGTTTTTGATATGGGAACTAATAAAGACAGTTTTGTTAGTGCTCCAAAAACAGATGAAAGATTAGCTGAAATTGCTAGAATTCAACACGAAAAAAGAAAAGCGGAGGAAGCCGAAGAAGACGACGATGATGATAGTTTAAAAATATTAGGAGATAATGTTAAATTAGAAATTGCAGATATTCATGATTTAAGCACCGATAAAGTATTAAAACCCGACCCCATTCTTAATGATGTTGAAGTTTTAGCTTAAGTGCGTAAAATTATTTTAATTTTCATACTAAAATAATTTATAATGACCAAATCTATTTATTTAATTGCTACAGCAGTATCTATATGTTTTCTAGCAGGAAAATTCATAGAAATGAAATTTATTTTAAAAGAAAATAAACCTTTAAAAGTATTATTTAGAGATGCTGTATTTGTTTACATATCGGTTATTCTAGGATCAACAATTGTTGAATCTTTTTCAAGTGTAGATATTCTTAAAAGGGCACCAGAAATTTTTACTAACAAACCTAGTTTTTAATAAAACATGGATGCTTCAATTACAATTGTGTCCCTGGGTCATCCCAGTAACCAAAATTTGTAAATATTCCATTGTTATTTTTTGGCTTCTTACGAAGACTATTCATCAAATTATCATAAAACAACTCTTCTTCTTTCTTTTGTTTGATTTGTTTTTTTTCTTCTCTATTTTTTTTGACCGTTTCTCTCATATTTGCTAAGTGTGCTAATTGTTTTTCAGAACACGTTTTTTTCTCTTTTTTTTTAGGCTTTTTCTTAGATTTTGGTTGTATTAGTTCTTTTGTTATTTCAATAGTATCAAATCCATATTTTTTCATAAAAACATCCATATTTGTTTTACCCATTGAACAATTGCAACCCGCACATATAGGTCTTAAATTATTTATATGTACTTTACCTCCATTTTTTTCACTTATAACATGTCCGCAATGCCAGTTTGCGGTAGTTATTTTTTCTAATTTACAACAATAACATCTAGCATCATTTTTATCTTTTATATATTTTAACCATACAGTATTTCTTACAGCAGCCGGTATTCTTTCTTTTTTTCCCATTTATAAATAAATATATGCTTGTTTATTTATATCAATTTATTTAGGTCCATACTCTGAATAGTCCGTAAATTTTGGGTCTATATATTGTTTATAATTATTTATAAACATATCTCTTAATTTTGTAGCCTGAACCATATATTTATATTCATCTGTCCATGCTATTCTAGGATTACAGATTTCTCTCCCAACATTTTCTAATTCTTCTGGAACATCAAATTTAAATATTATGTCTTTATTAAATTTTGAATTTAATATAGAGCCGTTTAATATTGCATCAATACAACTCCTAGTATTTTTTATACTAATTCTCTCACCAACCCCATAGGGTCCTCCAACCCATCCAGTATTAACAAGATAAACATTACATTGGTGGTCTTCTATTTTTTTTTGTAGTAAATCGGCATAAACTGTTGGGTGTAATGTTAAAAATGCTGCTCCAAAACAAGCTGAAAAAGTAGCTTCGGGGTCTGTTACACCTCTTTCTGTTCCAGCAACCTTGGATGTATAACCAGATAAAAAATGATACATCGCTTGACCTCCACTTAGTTTTGCTACCGGGGGTAACACACCAAAAGCATCACATGTTAAAAATATTATATTTTTTGGATGACCGGCCATTTGAGGTTCATGCCAATTTGAAATATGATGAATAGGATAACTTACTCTACCATTTGGGGTTTTTTCAGTATTATCATAATCTGGTATGGTGATTATATCCCCGTTTCCCATACAACCTTTTTCTTTTACTTCCCAAACATTTTCTAATAAAGCACCTTTTCTTATTGCTTGATAAATATCTGGCTCATTCTCTTCACTTAAATTTATAGTTTTTGCGTAACAACCACCTTCAAAATTAAATACACCATCATCATCCCATCCGTGTTCATCATCGCCTATTAAATTTCTGTTTGGATCAGCAGATAGTGTCGTTTTTCCAGTACCACTTAATCCAAAAAATAGTGCGGTATCTCCACTTTCTCCCACATTTGCTGAACAATGCATTGCCATAATATTATCTAAAGGTAACCAATAATTCATTAAACTAAATATTCCCTTTTTATTTTCTCCACCATACCAAGTTCCTAATATTACACCCATCTTCTTTTCTATATTAAAAGCAATAGCAACTTCTGAATTTAAATTATGTTCTTTCCATTCATCATTAATTTCTGAACAAGCATTTATTATTGTAAAATCGGGATCTTTTTTATATAATTTATCATCTTCATTGGAATTTATAAACATATTTTTAACAAAATGTTGTTGCCATGCTAATTCATGAACAAACCTAACATGCTTTTGGGTTTTTTTATTTGCTCCACAATAACCATCAAATAAATATATTTCATCTAATTTATTAAAATGGTTAGTAGCTTTATTTAATATACTATCAAATACTTTTGGTGTCGTTGGTTGATTAATATCACCCCACCAAATATTTTTTCCACTTGTAGCACTTTTTACAATCCATTTATCTTTTGGAGACCTACCTGTAAATTTTCCTGTATCTACTCCAAAAGTTTCCCCATATTTTGTATTAAAAACGGTTCCTTCATTATTTTTTACTTCGTGATCAAATAGGGCATCGTGACTTAAATTATAATTTATTTTTGTAGGATTAGTAATACCTATTTTTGTTAAATTATACTTGTCTGTTGAAGTAGAGAAACTTCTTACTAAACTGTTATTTATTAAACGCCGAAACATTTTATATTATATGTAAAAATAATATAAAATACAAAAAAATATACAGTTTTTAAAAATATTCAGGTATTTCATCTATATTAACGATTTTTGCTTTTTTTGGCATTTTCTTTTTACTAGTTTTATAACAATGAAACATTAATTTTTCTAATTGTTTTTCTGGAGTATGTTTATGAACCTTTCGTGCTATCATTTTATATAATTTGAATTCAGGATATCTTTCATCTCCATTATTTTTATATAATATATTTCTCCCTTTATCATCTAAACACCATTCATTTACTAATAAAGATATTTCATTATGGTCATCTTTAACATCTTCAATTTCTTCATAAAAATAATCAAATAAACTACACGCTAGTCTACATAAATCAAAACTCATATTAGGTTCAATTAAAGGTTTCTGATCATTATAATATGGTTCGCAATTATACTGTGTAGCCGCATCACCTTTTGGGTGAAAACTATCACTACAATATCTAACACCATTTAATGAATATATGGCTCTACCAAAATCTATAATTTTATAAATTTTACCAAATGTCGGAACTTTAAAATATGAATTATTATACTTATAATAGATTACCTTTTTATCAGTTTTATTAAACATAATATTGTTAGTATGCAAATCATTATGTGTAAATTTGAATGATTTTTGATATGCCAATAAAATCATTATTATTTGAAAAAAACAAGATTTCCATTCTTTATCAGTTAATTCATCTTCATCATCATCTTCTTCTAATTCCATTAATGAATCTAATGTTTGGTGCATATTTTCTAAACAAATCATATTAACCGGAAATTCGTGTATTTCGGCATATACGAGTTCGTCTTCTCCTTCTGAAGAAGAATAATTAGATTTACCAGAATTTGAACAACTTTCTATTTCGTCGTCATTTTCTTCATTGTTTGTATTAGATGACCTAGAAGAACATGATGAATGCGTGCTACTACTTTTTTTTGTATCTTTATTTATTGAAACAATTTCTAGTTCTTTTTCAGCATTATGTATTTCCAAATTTTCTTCTGTTAATTTAAATAAACCATCATATAGTTCTTCATTTATAGATTCTATTTTAATTTCAGTAATGATATCTTTTTCTACAATTTTATCTGATGACAAGTCTAATTTTTTTTTCTTATTTCTAGATTCATTTGACATATAATCGCTTTCACTTATTTTTTCAACATTAAATTTCTTACCATTGTTTTCAAAAAAATATTTAGACTCATATAGATAATCTACTTCATCGGCAACATTATACATATAATTTTTTTTAACACCTAAAAAACAGCCATAATAATCTATACCATGAATAAATGTATGGTCGTGTAACAATCTACTAGATAAAAAAGAAAAGAAAGCGTCTACATAAGCGGAATTATTTCTATCGTTCATTTTATCTAAACTTTTATTTGGGGATTTATCATAACCTGGGAGAGAAACCAATAAATTCTCTTCATGTTTTTTATACTTCCCCGTCATATATTTTATAGGGTCCATCAAAGGCGAATATTTGAAAAATGATTCTTTTTCAATTGTATTATCATCATCTAATGTTCTGACAGAAATTTTATATTTATTCATTGTTATAGCTTCTTTCATTCCACATAAGGAATATTTGTGATTTAAATTTACATTATTCCAATTTTGTTCGCTCAATTGAAAAAAATTTTCATAAGTTGGACAATAGTTTTGTACCTTTTTAAAATCGCCAAACTCTTCATTTCCTAAATCTTCAAATAGTTCGCTATTTTTATTTTTTAAATAATTTAACTTAAACATCTTAATACTCATATTTGATAATATATTTTATATAATTTAACTAATTATCTTATAGTTTAAAATTTAATTTTTTTTTAGCATATATTAATATATTATGAATTTAGAACTAAAAAAATTTGATATGAGAAATATATCTTTCAAGGCAGCTGATAATGCTGGACCAGTTATAGTTTTAATAGGAAGACGAGATACGGGTAAATCATTTTTAGTAAAAGATATGTTATATTATCATCAAGATATACCTATTGGAACTGTAATATCAGGAACTGAGGCTGGTAATGGGTTTTATGGTTCAATAGTACCAAAATTATTCATTCATGACGAATACAATACGGCTATTATTGAAAATATTTTGAAAAGACAAAAGATTGTTGTAAAACAAATAAAAAAAGAAAAAGAAGCATACGGTAGGTCTAATATTGATGCTAGAGCATTTGTAATTTTAGATGATTGTTTATATGACAATAGTTGGTCTAGAGACAAATTAATGAGATTATTATTCATGAATGGTAGGCATTGGAAAATCATGTTAATTATTACTATGCAATATCCACTTGGTGTTCCACCTAATTTGAGAACCAATATAGACTATACATTTATACTACGCGAACCTTATATCAACAATAGAAAACGCATATACGAAAACTATGCGGGTATGTTTTCAACATTTGAAAGTTTTTGCCAGGTAATGGACCAATGTACAGAAAATTATGAATGTTTAGTCATATCTAATAATTCAAAATCCAATAAATTAGAAGATCAAATTTTTTGGTATAAGGCTAGTGCTCATAACGCTTTTAAATTAGGTTCTAAAGAATTCTGGGAATTATCTAAAGACCTTAATTCTGACGACGATGATGATGATCCATATGACCCAACAGCATTACAACGGGGTAGGGGTCCCACAATTAATGTAAAAAAAAACAGATGGTAAATATATTTAAAGATATAAATATAATTTTAATTAATGAGTGAAAATTATATTTATATGGAAAACGCAGATTATAAATCATTAAATGAATCGGCAGTTGAAATGAAAAGAGAAACATACAATTTATTAGTATTTATAATAATAATTTTTGGGTCAATAATAACATTACAATTTATGATTTTCATTTATTATACGCGGGAAAGTATTAGATTATTTTGTTTTAAGATTAATACAGTTAATAGAATAAATAGAAAGAAACCTTTACAAATACAAATGGGAAATCTAGAACACTCGTTGGAAATCTCTCCCAATGAAGGCCTGAAAAATGAATTTATCTAATAAATATATTGATATTAAAGTAATATATTTATTAATATAATAAATGACAAGTATAGTAGAAAAACAA